GCGGGGCAGTTGATCAGGTGGGTGGGTATTTCTCCTGTTCCAGAAACCAGCTGACCTCCCTGTCAGGGGCACCCCAGAAGGTGGGTGGGAATTTCTCCTGTTCCGGCAACCAGCTGACCTCCCTGGCAGGGGCACCCCAGACGGTGGATGGGTATTTCTCCTGTTCCTACAACCAGCTGACGACCCTGGCCGGGGCACCTCAGACGGTGGGTGGGAATTTCTACTGCGACAATAACCGGCTGACCTCCCTGGTCGGGGCACCACAGACGGTGGGTGGGATTCTCCGGTGCGACTCTTTCACACTCCAAAGTGGGGCATGGAATCCCCTGGGCTGGACCAAGATTCTGGCCACTGGAGATAGCGAAGCCCGGAGCCTGATTGTGACCCTGCCCATGTTCGATGCCGGCTTCTGGCTGCAGAAACTGAAGGGAGACCTGAAGAAAGACGGCCAGGTGCTCCTGCAGCTGGCAGACCTCTGGGATAAGTCAGGCTGGGAGGAGCAGAGACAGGAGATCGAACAGAGACTCAGTCCTGAGCAGCTTCGGGTCATTAAGGCCCTGAAGACCAAATTGGGCTACGTCGATCCCTGGAAGGACGGGATTGTCTAGAGATATAACATAGGTAAAGTATATATAGATAATGAAAGAAAAAATAAGAAGGATTCAAAACTTCAGAGATTTTAGCAACTTGAATAGTTCCTTTAATTTAGATTTAGTTCTGGAAAAAATGGGTCGAAGAAGCCCAGTTGAATTGGCAAATTTACTGGAAAAATCCATCAAAGGTCTAGGAACGGACGAAGAACTGTTGCTGAAAACTTTATTAGAAATTCCTGATTTGAAAACTCTGGGGGAAATTGATGCCATTTTTGCTAAATTTCCAGCCGTTTATTCATATAGAAGTGTTGGATCCCTTATTAATTCCGAGTTAGGTTTTTTTGATCAGAAAATAATCGATGAAATAAAAAAACACACGGATCAATTGAAAGTCACAAATGACTTCTTACAAAAACAAGAAGAATCTCGTTTGAAGGACGAAAAAGTTAGAAGAACCGCGGAAGAAAGCATTAAATTGCACGAGGGTATTAAATATCAAATTTACCGGGACTCTAGAAAAAATCTATCAATTGGAATTGGAATGAATCTAGAAAGATCGGATGCAGATACCAGGTTAAAGGAAATTGGGGCCAATCCAAAATTAATCAGGTCGGGAAAAGAGAAATTGAATGACAGTCAAATTCAGATTCTGTTTAAAAAAGACGTGGATAAAGCTATCGAAGATGCCAAATCTCTGGTTCCTGATTTGGGTCAACAGCCCTTACCGGTACAATGTGTTTTGATAGAAATGGCATTCAACCTCGGAAAGTCGGGCCTGTCCGAATTCAAAAAATTCTTATCTCACATCCAAAACATGAATTACAAATTGGCTTCCCAAGAGATGCTCAATTCAACCTGGGCCAAGCAAGTGGGGAACAGAGCAAAAGAGCTGGCCAAAAGAATTGAAACTTACGAAGTAAAAAAATAAAAAAAAAAATGAAAATACTGAACTTCGGAGAATTTAGGGATCAGATCAGTGAAAATCTGCAATATCACCTCCAAAATGATCTGACTCTAGCCACTAGCGTCTTTAGAATTGGCTCCGAAGCCTGGTACGGGGTAATAGATGAGACTAGACGCCTTTGGGAATCAAATTCGATTGAATTAGACGACGACGACACTTTTTTGATTAGCACCGAACTGGGCCGAAGGGGAATCTTTGAAGGGAAAGAGGTGTGGCTGGATTTACCTCTCCCTGAAGAGGATCTGCACGAGGCAGAATATAAGGGCAGGAAGGTTTCTCTGAACAAACCTTTCAGAACCCCGGGTGCTCCTAGAAAATTTGGGGTTTACACTAAAAACGAGTCTGGTAACGTCGTTCTAGTTAGATTCGGCCAGCCAGGTATGAGAATAAGAAATGACGATCCTCAGAGATCAAAATCTTTTAGAGCAAGACACAATTGTGATAACCCAGGTCCCAAATGGAAAGCCAGATACTGGTCCTGTAACGTGTCAAGATACAGAAAACTACTGGGCATTAAATCTTCAAGTCCATGGTAGAGTCTAGACCTTTTTCAGAAAAACAGATCGAGGAAAGCACCTACGAAAGATTCTTTTCTGCTAAAACAGACAGATCCGAACTTCATTGGCACATTGATCTAGAAGATCGATTGGTGAGGGCTCTCGAAGAAAACGACTGGTTGATTCAGTTGGACAACGATCTACCTCGGGAAATAGGGGAGCACGAATTACTTATTCCCCAAGGCGTGTGGCACAGACTGATTCAGGGAACTTCCGATCTCAGGATCTCGGTCAAGAAACTGAATCGGAATTTGACGTCATTAGAGTCTGAATCCTGATTCTAGCTCTTTCTGAAATAGGGATCGAATTACCGTCCTCGTCTATTCTAACAAATCTGATGTGGGTTCTTAGAATTAATCTCTGCTCACCCGTATAAACATTGTGGGCTCTAGCTTCAACATAGAGAGTGATAGAGGAGTTTCCTATTTGTGATGGCAGCCCGTAAATTTTAAGCAACTGACCTTCTCGAGCTGGTTTTTCAAAGAAGCACTTATCAATGGAGACAGTCACCATTCGGGGAGTGTCGCACAACTGCATGGCGTATCCAGCAGCAGCAGCATCTATCCACTTCAGGAGCTGACCTCCGAACAAATTACCGTGAAATCCTAGATCTGATTTTTTTACTGGGTACATGGAAAGCATTTCCATGCTATGTAAAATCTTATCCTGCATCAAAAAAGGAGCCAGACCAAATTAATCGCGGTAAACTTAGGATCAAAACCAAAAGCCACCTGTAGAACTACAAGGGATGACAAAATAACAATTCTTTTTTTGTTTAAAAATTTTTCTTTTTTAGGTTGCATATTTATATTCTTAGAAAAAATAGAATCGGACGGGACTAATGAACTTGAAGAAATAGTATATGCTAAAAGAGAATCCTCATTCTCTATAGGATTAACAATTTCGCAAGAATCTACCGATTGTGCATTCGCCGAAAACACACAAGTGAACGCCAATAGGAATAAAGTCACTACAATTTTTTTCATAATTTTTTATTTGTTTCTTGCCTGTTCTTGCTGTATTTTTAATTTTTGGGCTGCCGCTCCCCTGAAATTATCCAAATTTCTTTTGATCCTTTGCTGTTCTTGGAGATTTAGGCTAGAAAAAGCTGGCATTTCAACCACAGCCTTCATTTTCTCGTAGGAGATCTCTGGATTTCCGGTTTGGAAGGCGGCCAATGAATATTCATCCAGCAGTCTCCACTGCCAAACTTCAGGTTCCACAAAGAGGATATCTTGGGTGCCTGGATTTTTTAGGGCCATGCTTCCGTAGGTGAAAGATAGAATCCATCTGTTTTGCTCCCTTAATTTTCTCATGCAGTGAAAAACTGCCTCCAACCTTTCGGGCCGGAATTCCCAGGCTTTAGAATAGGCGGTAATAACTTCTTCAATCGGATGCCCCAGTTTTTCTTTGATCCTGCCTATCATGTACATCGAGTAGTAAACCTCTTCAGGCCAGCCTCCGGCGTCAACTCTTTTTTGATACCAGGTCAGAGATTTTTCGTGCTGGGAAGAATCCCGATAACTTTGGGCGAGATAAAACATGTACCGGGTGTTGTTGGGATCTTCCTGCAGAGCCTGAAGTAGAATATCCGCATCTTTGGAATATTTTTCTTCCAATGAAGATGCTCTTTTCAAAGGAGAAATGTTAGCATTGACCAGACACCTATCACCAGGTATTTGAGCTTGAACTAGAGGTGCCTTGCCGGGAAGCTCTAAATACTCGTGGAGAACTCCCCGATAAACCCAATCCTGGTCAGATCTGACTATCTGGGCCCTAAAATACTGCAATGAGTTCAATTTATACTGCAGTTGAAAGCAATCTATATCGGCAGGCAAATCCATGAAAGGATTGGTGCCAGGTTTAAGGTTTGTAAAGGTGTCGTCGGCATCAATGATCCATCTGTAGTCACAAATTCCTTTGGAGAGTTCCAGGCTTTCTGTTCTATTCACCTCGAAATTAACCCAAGGCCTGTGGTGGAGCTCCCCTGGAATTCCTAGATCCTGCATGGTAGTTTCGATCTCTTGAACCGTGTTATCAGAGGAACCTGTGTCACAGATGACCCAATAAGAAATAAAAGGGGCAACGTGTGTAAGACATTTTCTAATGGTGTCCTCCTCGTCTTTGACGATCATAACCAGACAGAGAGAATATGTTTGGCGGGGGTCTTTAGGTTTGATAGAAGAAGATACTTGTGAAGCTGGAAAAATATCAGTTTCTGGCAGAATTTCAGGCATAGAAAATTATTTCTCATTATATTCTAGGAAGAGAAAAAATTTCAGGAATGACGAATAAAAAGTGAGAATTTTTTCTCAAAGAGGTTTACACTCGCTTGATATCTCTAATCTTTTGAAGCATGAGGCCTCTACCTGCATAAAAGGTAAAATCCGCCTCCATCTTCCAATTTCCTTCTTTGGTGTGAGCCATCAACTCTAGATTTTGAACTAGATCCTGCGGTTCAAGTGAAACACACTTCTGGTCGGAAGAAGATTCAAAGTTCATCTTTGCCATTTTATTACCAGTCCAGATAACAGCCCTCAAGTTGCTGATTTGGACATCCAGAATCTTGACCACTTGATGATCTTGAAGAAGTTCTAATTTAAAACAGGGTTTTCTGGAGTTGCCATGAGAGGTCAAAGTCAATAAACTGTGGGATTTACTTGCCAGTAAAGAAGGGATGGAGGGATTGTAAAGAGAAAAGATAGGGTAACAACCGGGATACTTGTGTCTTTTGAATACAATCCGCTGTCCTTTCAGGATATCCTCCAACTGGGAGAGCATATGGTCGACCGAGGTGAAATTCTTGGACTTGAGGTAGACCACGGGATTTCTACTCAAAGAAACCCGATAGGGAGAAATTTCAATCCCCAGAGACAACCACCGTGTTTCTAAAAATTTGGCAATCTCTTCAAGATGATTCCGATCCGAGGTGGATGTTTTAGATTTATGGGTCAGAGAATTCTTAAACTTATCGATGAAATCATCAACCAAGGAAAACTTGTAGGCAGACATAGAAAAAAATTAGAACTGAAAAATTATTCTGAATCAGGGGTCCGGTTTAGTTCTAAGGCCTTCACGATCTTCTTGTAAACGCTCTCGCTACCTTTGGCGGCATTATATTTTTTCAGTTTTCTGTTTTTTGTGTAGAGATCAATCAGGGGTGCAGTTTTTTCTTCATAGTCTCTGAATCTTTTAGCCACCACCTCTGGATCTTTGTCGTCCTTCCGGTCTTCTCTTTCCGCCCTGGCAGTAATTCTGCCTTTGGCCGTTTCTTCGTCTATATCCAGATAGATGGTGTGGCTCAGGCCCAAGCCCATTTTTCCGAGCAAAGAATCTAACAGAGAGGCTTGTTTAACGGTCCGGGGGAATCCGTCAATAATGATCCCATCATCAGGATCAATTTTCTTCAGTTCCCTCCGGATCATCTTTACAACTGTCTGATCGTCGATGAAATCACCCCGTTCAACTTTTTTCTTGATCTCCGGGTTTTTTGATTTCCTGAGCAATTCTCCGGTTGAAATGTGGTGGAAGCCTTGCCTATCTGCCAGTTTTTCGGAAAAAGTTCCTTTACCTGATCCCGGAGGTCCCATCACAACTAGAATTTTTCCTTGAGAATCCGGCAATTCTCTTTCTATTAAAAAATCTGAGAAATTCTTAACTAAATCCATGTGCTATATATCCAAACATAACTCGTTAAGATTCACAGGCAACACACTGAAGATCGTTTAAATTTAATTTTTTTCTGGAAAAAGCCTGGGCAGAGTTCATAGAATGCTGGTAGTACAAAGTTTTAATCCCGAGCTTCCAGGCATCGATCAGAAGTCTGTTCACGTCTTTGGTTGGCATTTCAGGAGAAATCATCAGATTGAGAGATTGAGCTTGATCGATGTAATCCTGTCTCACAGCCGCCTGGTTGATAATGGCCGCCTGGTTGATCTCGGAGAAAGTTCTGAACACTTCTTTCTGATGGTCAGTCAACCAATCGAAATGCTGGACAGATCCATCGTGCTTTTTGATGCTGTCCCAGATGTATTTGGTGTCTTTATCCAGTTCAACTAGCAATTTTCTCAAAACCGGATTCTTGATTGAGACCTTGATCTTGGCGACATCCTTAACAAAACAATTGGACCAAATTGGTTCGATAGACTGAGAAACCTGGCCTAGAATAAAGGCAGAAGATGTGGTGGGAGCAATGGCATTCAGAGTCACATTTCTCCGGCCGTATCCAACGAGCATTTCGGGTTCTCCGAAGATGGTGGCTAGCTGCCTAGAAGCAGCATAGGATTCATCTTTGATGTATTTGAAAACCTCCACGTTCAACTGGGCACTCTCTTTGCAGTCAAAGGGCAGAGATTTGGATTGAAGCAAGGAATGCCAGCCCAATACACCTAGACCCAGAGCTCTCTGTCTTTTGGCAAAATTGTAGGCTCTAGACAAATAAAAGAATGCTCTTTGTCCTTCCACTGTGCCGTCCTGCCTCAGATTATCTATTTTGGTCAGAAATTCCGTTACCACGGCATCCAAGAAATAGACCATGGTTTGAACTGCATCTGTGCCTTTCCATTCGTCGTAATGAAGTAAATTCATCGAGGACAGAACACAAACAAAAGATTCGTCATCAGAATTGTGCAAGGCAATCTCAGAACAAAGATTAGAATTGGAAATTTTAAGATCTTTATCCCGATAAACATCCGGTGACTTGGAGTTCATGGTATCGCTAAACATGATGTAGGGATAACCTATCTCCCCTCTTCTCTGAATGACTTTAGCCCACACCGCTCTTTTTTCCTGATCTCCCAAGGTCATCTTGGTCATGAAGTCGTCAGAGACCGTCACGGCGTGGGTCAAATCCTGAATGGGAAATCCCTCGGTTCCGATGTCTAAAAACTCCAGAATGTCCGGATGGTCGATGGGCAGATAAGGTGAAAATCTGCCTCTTCTGGTCGAGCCCTGGGAGATGTTGTCCACCACACTCTGAAAAAGGTTCATGAAGTGGACTGCCCCTGGGGCGTGGCCGTTATCACTGACCGTGGCTCCTCGACCTCTGATGTTGCCAAAATAACCTGAAGTTCCTCCTCCCATCTTGCTCATTTCACCTACTTCTCCTTGGGTATACAGGATAGACTCGATATTGTCCATTAGATGAGAACCAAAGCAAGAAACGGGGAGACCTCTTTTTTTCCCAAAATTAGCCCAAACTGGAGAGGAAAGGGAGTACCATCCTCTGCCCATATAATCAAAGAATTTGTCGGAAAATCCGGGCATGCCCAGCAATTTTTCTGCATGATCGGCAATGACTTTTACCCGGACCCCGGGATCTTCATGCTCGGCTAAATAGCCCCTTTTGAGAAAAGTCATGGATTCCCAATTGATCCAGTCGAAAGGTTTTCTGTCCCCTGTCATAAATAATTATTTTTTTTAGAATAAGTCGTTAACGGTAATTGATTTAGATTTTTTGCTGTAATTAATGGATCTTTTATTGAAGAAGTCGGTGTGCTTAGTGGTCAAAATTTCATCATTCAGCCACTCTGTTTTTTCTAGCAGATTCTCTTTGACCTCAAAGATATTTTGAATGCCTATGGCGTTCAGAGAAAGATTAAACCGATGTTTGATAAACTCAACAGTTTCGACCGCGCTTAAAAAATCGAGATCTCCTGCTTCGAAAATCCATTCTACAATTTCAAGCTCTGCTTCATAGGCTTCAAAGGTGGCATCAATGAGGTCCTCAACCAGGTCCTGAGTCCACCAAGAAGGATTCTCTTTTTTAATCAAATTCACCAGATCAAAACCAAATTCTGCGTGGATGTTTTCTTCTTTCGAGGTTGCCTCTACGGCATTGCTAATTCCTTTCAACATGTTCTTGTGTTTATTGAAAGAAAGAATAACCAGAAACTGGGAGAAGAGAGAGACATTTTCAACAAACATCGAAAAAAGGACAATGGATTCAAAATAGTCTCTGTTGTCGACAGATTTTGAATTTGAGATAGATTTCTCCAAATATTTAATTCTTTTTCTGATGGCGGGTACTTCGAGCAAATTCTCAAATTCGGAGTTTAAGCCGAGAACCTGAATGAGATTGGAATAGGCATCGGCGTGTCTCACCTCAGATTCGGCAAAGGTTGCACCGACACTCCCAATCTCCGGTTTTGGCATTCTCTTGTATAGATCACCCCAAAAAGTTTTAACTGCAATCTCGATCTGGGAAATGGCCAGCATCGCCCTCTGCACGGCCGACCTCTCTGGTTCTGACAGGTAAACCTTAAAATCCTGAATATCCGAAGTGAAATTGAATTCTGTGTGAACCCAATAGGAATGCCTGATCGCATCTACGTATTCCACTAACTCTGGGTACTCGTAAGGTTTAAGATTGATGCGTTTTGAGAAAAGGTTTGGTTGGTGCTTTGCCCTGTAGATGATGTACTCCTTGGCAACCTCATTCAGATTGTTGTCCATCAGTTTGTTCTCCACCATATCATGAACCTCATCTACGTGAGGAACCCTGTTCTTGTCACCTCTAAAGAGGCTTTTTTTGGTCAATCTTGCAATTCTGGCCGCCATTTCAGGATCCACTGTATTAACGCTCCGCATTGCCTTGACGACCGCCTGTTCTATTTTCTGGGTTTCGAAAGGAACTTTGTCCCCACTTCTCTTAATGACGAAGTGACTTTCGCTGGGAAGAATTTCTTCTGAATTGTGCATGGTGGTTATTTTTTTGGTTTTCTCCACAGATAGGTCTCCCTAGAGTGAAGTGGATGGTTGTTTTTTTTAATAATTATTGGCCTGCCTCTCGATGTTGTGTCTGTTCTTGGCCACGTAATAATTGGTGATGGATTCCGGAGTTAAACCCAGGGCAATAGCCTCATTCATCATAAAATGGAGTTTATCTATCCATTCGTACCTTAATTCTTTCAGTTCATCTTCGGTCAAATCAGCCAGAGATCTGGACATTGCTTCCGCGTGTTTGGACTTCCAGGGTTTCCAGCAGGCTGGGTAGGTGTGAATTCCAGTCAAGGCGTTTTGTAATTCCCGATCCTCGTCTCTAATGGCTTCTTCATTCCAGTCGATAAACTCTTTTAACTTCTTGATCGAAGATTGAATCTCCTCAAAATTGTACCCGTAGACTTCTTCCTGGATTGATTTTTGGAGGTTAAAAATTAGAGCTAGAGCGTCTTCCCCCTGGTCTCTTAATTCCTGATAATTGTTGTTGATCTCTAAATGGGCACAAGTCTGAAAATTGAGGTTTGTCATTATTTAAAAGTTTTTTAGGTCTGTTTGAATGAGTAGACTATATATCTAAATAGTCCCCTGCGGTCTGAAATTTTCTACGTTAAGTTTTTTAATTGTTTCTCTATTTTGTCAATTTCAATCTGCAATTGCAACATTTTATCTTTGGTCGATCTTCTCTGGGCATAGAGATCTTTAATGATCGATTTCAGAATGGGCTCCTCGTCGTCACCTCCAAAGAACGAACCTGAAGAGGTTTTGGTCCAGGAGTCCTGGGAGTGAGATATGTTCTTACCCTTGAAAACTTCTGGGGACAGACCCCACTGAACTATTGTGTTCGGATATAGGGAAGCAAAGTCGTAACAGGCAACCCATTCGTGCAGACCCTGGATGGGTTCTTTGACATAGCCACCCGTGAATTTGATGTGGTTTTCTTCTTTGCGGAGATTTACAAAAACTTGCTTCCGAGCCAAGAATTTTCGGAGCATAATGACTTCCGTAGACCAAACAGGGGATAAAGCCCTGCCGATCTCGACCCCGTTGAGACAGGCAATCTTAAAATAAGTCAGGAGAGTGCCCAATTTTTTATCGATGTAATGGACCAGGGCACAGTCAATGGCGTTGTAAAGAATAAACTTTTTGAAATCTGATTGGTACAAGGTTCGGAGAGAGCCATCATAGTGAATTTTCTTGAGACCCGTTGCCTTTTCTGCCACATAATCCAGTCGATTACTTTCTTTGATTTTGATAACCCTATCCCATTTTTTGTAGATTTCCAGATAGTCGACCATCTGCAAGTGAACCGGAATTTGGTTCTGACCGATGAGATATTTAGAGGGTGACATGATCTTGGGATCGATGCCCAGCCTTTTGGCTCGATTAAGCAAATAGGGCCAGTCGTAACCAAACCAGTTCCAGCCGGTGATCAGAGACATTTTGGCTCCAATGTCTTTGAAAAAAGTGTACATCATATCATACTCGGACTCGAATTTCATGTATCTGAAAGACCATTCATCACCCATCTTGCCGAGGTAGGTGTTCACTTCTTCATGAATCTGTGCCTGTGCCTCGGGGGTTAACTCATCCAAACCCAACACAATCAGTTTACATCTGTCAGTGGCAATACCGATCGACAAGACCCTATTTTTGGCACTTGAGGTGTCCAAAGAATCACCTAGCTCATCAGTCATCTCGACCTCAATGTCCACGAAATATTTTTTCGGGGTTTGAGATTCCCAAAGAGGTGCAGTTAGATCCCGATCACTCTCTTCTAACAGTTGAACTATTCGGTATTTGTCGTACTTTTGATTTTTGACTTTCTTGATGGGCTTGCCGTCCCAATTTTTCCAAACAGTGTCTCTGGCCCTATCGCTAGCTGAACAAATTTCCCACACGAATCTTTCTTCCTCAGGAATTTCAATGTTGACAAATTCAACATTCCCCTCCTTTGAAAAAGTAGAGACCGTTAAACCAGTCCCTTTATTTTCTATATCAATGATCATAATTACGAAGTCAATTTTTGTCTTCTCCAGTTGGATATATACACATATGACCCCCCGTATTAAAAGTTTCAAAAAATTTTTATCCGAAAGCTGGAGCGCCTTCGCTCCAGGGAGTGTGGTAGTGCCAGGTGATTGGTATAAAGACAACGTTAACTCCAGAAATTATCGTCCAGCCTACACTCAGATGCCCCAGGTAGTTGACGATCTCTACAACACAACTGACTTGTATTCGTATCTAGACGAGTTAGCAGAGGAAGAAGAATTTCAAAAAATGCTTTCAAAAGACCACAAAGATTCTAAGAAAGTGCTAAAGTACGTAAAACAGAGAATTCATGAGACTCTATCTGGCAAGGCCAAAACGGAAAGTAAATAGAGAGTTATAAGCCATATCTGGCTTTTGTGGCATTGTAAACTTGTGTAATTTCAGCTGAGCTAAGAGCTCTATTGTAAATCAAGGTCATACCAACCTGTTGATTTAGATATGACGCATACTGTGAATTGTATGAAATTGTGATCGGCAATGTGTTGTTTACATCTCCGCTAAATGTTCCTAAAGTTGTAACTGTGGTGTTGTTGATTTGATTCCAATTGGTTCCACTTCTTTGGACACCAATTAATTTATATCCACTCCAGCCGTTCAAACCACCATTTGGACTTGTTCTTCCTTCCAGTCTTGCCGTAGAACTGCTGATAATAAAATACAAATCCTGAGGACTTCCCGCCCATACAATAGACCATCCCGCCACGTTACCGTCGAATCTGCTTCCCTTTCTAATTATAGTTTTAGCGGAACCAGGATAAGAAGGTATTCCACCCACCCACATAAGAATTGTAAAACCTCCGGTTCCAAAATTCAAACTTGTCGCGTCCGCTATTTCCACGTAGTCATTGATCCCATCGAATGTGATTATTCCTCCTTCATTCGAAGAATAAGTTGGAGAGTTAACTAAAGTGCCATTAAATCCATTCCCACTCAGATCGTACCAGGTTGTTCCAGTCGTGGGATAAGAAGGGGTAAATCCCGCATCTAGATTTAGTACCAAACCGGAAGTAACTATCGGCTCGTATTCTCGGTTAACGATCAGAATGTCGTTCTGAGGAGCAGCCCAGCTCAATACGTCGCTGGCTGAACTAAAAGTATTTCTGAACACAACGCCAGACACAGTCACTAAATCATTACCGCTTGATGCAGTGTAAATAACAGGGGGTGAGGCAGAAGCCCCCGCTGTGGCAGGATTACCCAGATAAATCGTGTAACCACCGGAAGCCGGAAGGATACCGTTCCAATACCCACCCTGTGATGTTTCATAATAGGAAACAGTATCCGAAGGGCCTAATAAAAAATTGCTTTTTTGGAGAGAGACAGAAGACAAAGCGCCATATCCGCCCAATAATTGGGCTATGGTAGGCTCGGTTCCATCTACAATATCGACTCTAGGGTAACACCAATATTGTCTAGGTAAGTTGCTCTCTGCATAGTATAGATAAGTTCTGTGTCTAGCCTGGGTAGATTCTGTTCGCCAGACGAAATCTAGAGAAATACCAGCATATCTACCCAAGCCAATAGTATATCTGCCAGATTCTGGTTTGTTAGCTCCAGTCCCCGATCCAGATGGCCAAACGTGTCCAACCACTAAAATCCAGGTGCTGTTAGGCATCTCGGCTGTAGTTGGCGGATCAGACGACGTCCAAAAATAGGGGTTAGTGTTGTTTGTTCCGGTGGAACGACTTAAAACTCCATTAGTAGAACCAAATCCATTTGTTCCAAAATAGAACCGACCCTCCACATACACTGTCCTTTTTACCCACACAGAAAAACGATAGAGCTTAGTGTGATCTATAGAAAAATTTGTCGTGTTCCAACCTCCGTCATCATTTCCACCTCCGTCGGGTAGTGACAACCACAAAACCGTTTCGTTGCCCCAAGGGTCCAGACCGTTTACCAGTAGATTCTCTGCTGCCCCGCCATTTCTGGAGAAACCAGTAGCTGAGCTATTCCCAGCTACCCAAGTTGTGTAGTTGAGTAAATTTTTGGTGTCCCTGGTAACTATCTGGGATTTAATGACATTGCCCACCTCTTATATATCCAACCGAACCTCCTCTAAAAACTTGGCCAATTTTTTATCGGTCACCTCTAGATCTCTCATTTTTTGGATGAAAATTTTCCAGGAGTCGTGGGCATATCTGCCCACACCTGGCAGTTCTGAAACTTGATGAAACCCCTCTAGCCATTTGTGGCTCATCTGAATAATTCTTTGGGCTTTGACCCGAGAAAAGCCGGTGCTTTTGATCAACTGAATCAGCTGATCAACATCACAATTTACGGCAGTGTCAGGATCGGGCACGAAAGAAAAAACGTCAGGGAGCACTTTTCGGACTTGCTGGTTTGAGGTCTGGTTAAGAAGAATGCAGCAGACCAGCATTCTCCAGGGTTCTTCTACATAATCTTCTTGAATAAGTCTTTCTCTCATAGAGCAAACATACAAAAAACCCGGCTTAGTTCAGCCGGGCTTGCCTAAAAAGGAACTTCTGAAGGCTATAAAATTTCAATTTTTTTAGTCAGAGACTCTTTTCTTTTGGGGATTCTAAGGTGGAGAATTCCGTCCTGAAGTTTTGCCTCCGTCTTTTGACCTTGAACAGAGTTTGGAAGTTTGAACTTTTTAGAAATTTCAGATGACCAGGGATTGGTGTCAGATTTTGCCTGCAGGGTCAGAATATTGTCGCTGACCTCTGCCAGGATTTCGCTCTGTTTATAACCTGGCATTTTGAATTGGGCTTCGAAGGCATCCTCTTGTTCTGAAACTTTATAGTCCAGATTTTCGACGATCTTAAGATCGTTGCCGAGGATTCTCTCCATCATTTCCAAGGGGTGGTAATAGTACATAGTTTTCATAGTGATTTTTTTTAATCACTGCTAATCAATCTTTGTACCAAAAAGAAATTTACGAGGATAATCGAAATTTTGTCACCCTTTCCCAGGTTTTTTAAGACAATTTGTCGTTATTTGCCTTGAAATTTTTTCATGATCTGGATAAAGTCACTGAAGGATTGAATCGGGTTGGACGTTCTTCCAGTTTTTTTCTTTTTCGTGGATTGGGCGGCTGGAGTTCCAACTTTCAGACTGGGAAATTTATCGCCTGAGCCCTGTTTGGCAGGATCGTAAAAATTTTGGTTCGTACCAGGTCCTTCAGGAGGGGTGACCGCTCCCATGCCAGGAGTAGCGTTCAAGGTGGCAAAGGCACCCTCACTTTCACTTAGATCGTAGTCGGGATAGCCAGAATCTTGAACAAACTTTTCGGCTTGCCATGTTTCTGCACAGTATTCATTTTCGTGCATCCAATCGGCCAGTCTCTCTAGAATGCTGTCTGAACCAGAACATTCTGATTCGAAAAAAGGCATCTCGTCAGAGAGATCTTCTAGACACACAACTGCGTAACCTTGAGTCGAATTGCCTGTTGGAAAATAGGTGTTTTTCATGGGTTTATGCTAATATTTCTGAGACGTCTTTGGCGAAAATCCTGACAGTTCGATTTGGATCTTCGATGGCAATATAGCCGATGACCATCCCATTGACATCTTTAATGGGAGATTGGATTGATAAAATTTTACCACTCGTGTGTCTGACCTTCTTGCCCACATAGGGGTCGTCGCTAGACTGAATCTCTTGTCTTTCGGTCAGAATTTGATTCAAATTTTGATTGTTGCCGCATCCACAGGACATAAAAAAGAGTTTAAATTTTTAGTATATATCTCAAAAACTATCTAAAGTTTCCTCTCATTTCTTTCCTTTTTAAATAATAATACAGGTAATTAAGGGCTCTGAGATAGTCGGCCGGTTTAGTAAAAGGCCCCGGAAATTTTTTGATTTCATTTCCAAATCCCTCGGGAATTGTGTCGTCAACTTTCGGATTGTATCTTCTAACAATGCCTGTGGGATGGATTGTATAGAAGATTTTCTCCTCACCTGGCTCTAAAGATTCCTGATCAGGACGAAAAAATTTAAGGGTGTTGTTGAGACCCTGTTGAAGAGAATGCTGCTCAACAAAGCCCAGATCCAGAATTTTTTGATAAATGTCAGATTTCCTGATGCCTCCAAGAGAAAGACTCCTACGGGTATCGGTTAGATATTCTTCCCGAGGATCGTAGTCTTCATATTCGAGCAGGAATCTCATGCTATTTTTTCTTCTTCTTGCTCTTGATGTAATCTCTGTAGTCAACCAAATTAGACATTGTTTTTTTAGTTTTGGTTGCTTCTGGGTTCAGATGCGGAATGATAGGTTTAATGCCTCCCCCGGGGCTGATACCAGGAGAAAAGCTGGGAACCTTCTTGGATCCAATCAAAGGAGAAGTAGCACCCGCCACTGGAATTCCTTTTTCTGAGATTTCATCCTCGTTTACTTCTTCTTCTTTTACATAATGAGGGAGTTTTTTAGATTTAGTGGAGGCAAATTTTTCCAACTCCTTGTTGGTCATTTCTCCGTCTGCTATTTCCTTAATGGCTTTTCTGTATCTAGGATCTATATCCTTCAACTTCAGTTGTCCTGTTCTTAAGGCCCAAGCCTGACCCATGAAAGATTGCTGTGCTCTTGAAACTGCTGGCATTTGTTTTTTTGTTTTTTTGTTATTCGGGAGGTCCCGCGGTGATCTTATTTTCTAAATTTATTCGGAAAAAGCATCCTCCACTCGTGGCCTTTAGGCACCTGGGAAGTTTTGACTCCGAAGATTTTTTCTTCTGGACAAGGATCTTCTCCGTTGATGGTGAAGCCGTTGTTACAAGCCCAGGTTTCTAAACTGCGATTGATGTTTTGTCCGACTGACCAGGGAAATCTCATGCCTCTAGGATTGTCGATGCTTTCTATTCTTGAACCTTGAAGAGTCAGAGTGATCTTTGCCCGATTCCGGGTGGATTCTAATTCTACTGTTCTCCCCCTGGACCAAGATTCATAAACAGTGATGTGTTTCATAGTCGTTTGCTAACCCTCTATTTTTTTTAGTTTGATGTAGTAGTTTGGATCCTCGTAGAGATGATCCATGGCAATTTCCCTGGCCTGCTGTGGTCTTTGGGTGTGTTCCATCTCGACAAAAACTCCGTCCACTAGCTGTTGAGTTAAATGATCTAGAATTTCTGATAAAGATGAAGAATTTTTACCGGAGTGTTTAAGAGCTATATCTAAAATTGTCAGTTTATCCGATTTGCCTCCTTTCAAAAACTCTAAATTCGTCGCACCTTCTTTAAGATACAGTCCCTTCATTTTTTTCTTGATCTGAGCAGCTGTCATCGGTTTGCTGTTCAAATTCCAGTTGGCGGCAGGATTAATGATTTTAGAGGATTTCTTTTTCCACTCTGGAAATGTCCACAACCACTTATTGTAGGCTTTTCCCACTATCTCAAACCCTTTATCCCCCGGCTGAATAGCAATTGGAGACTGGGGAGGAATATAAGAACCCGTTTCAGCCTCGTGGGTCATCTCCGGATCTCGATTTAATTTTTGATCGGATTCGTTGAGATATTTTCGAGACTGAAATGGGTTTTGACGTGTCATGATCTATTGATTCTTTTTTAGCCTATCACGGCTTCTATTTTTGATTTGGTGATCTGAGTGGTTTCAAAAAAACCGGATATTCCAGAGAGGTGTGAAGCAACTTTGTGCTCCACCTCGAGCACAGACTCTGCCTCTACTAAGAATTCGGATTTAATCATAACAGGATCTCCATTTTTTTTGTTATCACCTGACTCAAATTGTACTTTTGCAATGTAGTAAGACATAAGATTTTTTTTCAATTTTTAGCAGATCGAATGGGCTTTGTTTCTGTTATATTCCAAGTTTCTCTCTAGTTTTAGGTCCCACTATTCCATCATCCACCAAACCTTTTTTCCTTTGAAATTCCTTAACAGCCTGTTCAGTTTTAGGACCAAAATTAGTTCTTTGGGTTCCTAAATTTGTCATGCCCAATGCATCCTGGAGTTTACCGACCTCCTCAGACTTCATTCCTCTTTTTAAGACTTCTTTTCCTCCGCTGCCTGCTGACTGGACGGATCCAGATCCTCCCGAGTCCTTTCCTTCTGAGTCTTCTTTTTTAACTTCACTAAATCCCAAGGCACCCAATAGAACTTGTTTTTGATCGGAGCTTAAACTGGAAGCCCATTTTTTCAAATCTTCCTTTGTTTTGATTGACGAAGGAAATTTTATATCTTTTACTTCTTCTTCTTCTTTATATTTTTGATCTTTTTCTCCTTTATTATCTTCTTCTGAAGTTAAAAGTTTTCTGAATTCTTCTATTTGTTTAACGATTGTTTCGGCCCAAACTTCTTTTGATGATTTGCCAAGGTCAACATTTTCCAATTCTTGCTGACCCCCTTTAGATTTTTGAGAGGACTTGAAATTGATTTTTGCTCCTTTTGCATTTAGATCCGTGACCAATTTTCCCATCATTTCTTGGGAAACTTCCACTGCCTTGTCTTTGAAAGTCGTAGAAAAAGCCAAGCCAAAAAGTTCCAATAAGTTCGATAATTGTTCGGACACAACTTCATTGTATCCTGAGAATTCCTCATCCGATAAAGCCTTACCCACCATTTCTATCAATTGGTCATAGGTAGTTTCTTCTCTTAAGGAGGTCATACTTTTAACAATCCCCCTTTCTACTGCATTCATTTCTTTCCAGATTTGGGGCCAAACCTGGAGCCAAAATTCTTTAGGCTCGATTTTAGTTTCTTCAATAATAGGCTTACCATCAAATTTGACAGACGGAATAAAGTACTTAGACACTATAGGAAAAATCTTATTGAGTGACCTTTCGATTAGAGCCTTAATAGCCACTTTATATTTGGAATCGATGTTGTCTAGGGTTTCAGTTTTGACTTCTTCGATCCAGGTATTCATAACATTGTTTGCTATCCCGTATGGTTCAACACTTTGACCGTTAATGTCGATTTTTTGCTCCATAGGTAATTCTTTGCCCTTAATTTGATAAAAGGGCGTACTCAAACGTTTTTGGCTTTCTTCTTGATCACCCAGGACTGGAGAATCCCCTCCTCTTTTTTTTCCGATTTTATCGAGTTTTTTTTCTAATCTTTCTTCCCTTCTTTGCAGTCTCCTCTCCTTTCGACTCATTTCTTCTTCTAAAATATAATCAGAGAATTTAATAATAGAGTTCATAGAATTTTTTTTTTGTATATATCCAAATGATGTACCACAAAAAAGCAGTCCGAAGACTGCTTTCTAAAATAAAGAAGAAAATTCTAAGCTGCCTTGGATTTTTGATCTTGTATATCAATTCTGATCTGCTGGGCAAGTTTTTTCAGTTCTTGCATTGCAACTCTTACCCGAGTACCAGCGGCTTTATTTCCTTTTTCAGTGAATTTCTGGAATTCAGGTTCAATTTGAGAGATGAGATTTTTAATTTCTTGAAAAGCTTCCATAATAGATAATTTTTATTTATTATAGAATAGTATAAGAAAAAGTTTCATCAAAACTAGCGATTCAAGACGTAAACTCCTTTTCTAGATCCGGGTTGCAAATGCCATTCATCACCTAGGATCGAAATTAACATAGATCTAGCGTACTCCTCGTAGTTATTCAGAACTAGATTTTGATTCATCTCATCCACTATTCTGATTGTTTTTGGGTTTTTCTCCAAGTAATTCAAAAGACATTTGCCAATCTGCTTGTAGAGCCTCGCCAATTCTCCTCCCTTAAGTTTAAATTTATTGGAGTTAGCTTCGGGTAAATTCTTGGTGTTCTCAATTGCAATGTCTTCGATCACCTCGGGCTCGATCTGGTTGAGATTAATGACGGCATAAGAATTTTTTGGACCCTCCATATTTTCAAATCTGGAGTATTTGCCAATCAAAAAAACATAACCTTGCTGGTCTCCTTTTTCTTTGTCTATCTGGAAAAAATAGTAACATAGATCCCCGTCTTTCTTAAAGAGAAAGGGCAAGGTTCCAAACCCATCGGCTTCATTTAGCTGGGTAATGAATTGAGAATAAGGAAGAATAACTTTCACTGTGGATTGTTTTATGTTATATATCTCTAGAATTTTGTTTTATTCTTTCAAAGCGGACTTCAAAATCTCGTAATTGTTTAAAACAGCTTTAGGTAACATTTTTTTGGCAGCTGTAAAATTGCCTTCCTTCAATTTTGTCCTCACCTCTGTGGCAGACATGGATCTTTTACTGACGTGAAGAGCGAAATCAGAAGGTAATTTATCGTGCAGCTCTGTTTTTTTAATGTACTCAAACTGTTTACCGTAATCATCCGCCCTGTCTTCTCCAGATCCCACCAGATGAGGGATGTAGCCCTCTTCGACCAATCTATTAACAACTGAACCCAATAGACCCAATTTGACAATCTTGTAACCGGCAAAGTCTTCTGGATAAGCTTCCATCAAGGAATCCATGTACTGCTTGATAATCTCTTCATTAAATGGGGAATTTTTATTTCTGTTGTGACCTGGATAAACGACCACAACAAAAACAGGAAAATCGTTTTTTTTCTTCATCTCTTGGGCCATCTTCAAATGTCCCAGATGGAAAGGTTGGAATCGTCCGAGCATCACATTGATGTTTTTCTCCTCCTTTTTCCCCGTAGATTTTTCTTCTGCTTCTTCAACCGTGTTTTCTTCCCGTTGCTCTAGGTATTCTTCGTGTTTTTGATCGATGGTCTCTAACTTGGAAATGAATTCGTCGAAGGAAAAGAGAGGATTTTCTTCCTCTTCATTGTCATCAAGTTCTTCTCTGAGATAATCTACGGAAGGAGAATTTATTTTCTTGAATTCGAGGAAGCTCGTAAAATCTTGTTTTTCTTGCTCGTTGATTTTTTTCTTGGCCACATAATTTTTGATTTTCTGAACTAGTAGATTGAATTGTTCTAAAGTACCGGCTTTTACCAGTCCCGAAGCTCGAGTCTTGATTTTTCTGAATGAATTGAGCATCAACTTGAACAAGGACTCAAAGGCCGGGTCTTCTTCGACCCATTTTAGAACTCTCCTGTCCGAAATGAGTTGTTTGTTCAATCTGAATTCTTCTTTCTTCAGATAATCAGGTTCATCAAAATCAGTGCCTTTATACTTCTCCGAGTACTGACTCAGAAACTTGGCAAACACGTCCGACATATAGGAGATGTATCTTTCCTCCTCAGAATCCCCTTCTGTTTCGAAAGATTTTACCCCCTTTTGGAGAATGTAGTTCATAACGTCCAAAAGGGTCAGACCCAGAAAATCACTGGGTTTTCTTTCCATCTGTTGTTGGGTCTTTTCCTTGGCCAACTCCGTGAAGATGGGATCAACCATCTTGGCTAAAACTGTTTCGCTTTCTCTATCCGGATGACCAAACCTAAACACGATTCCCTCCACATCTTTATCCAGGTTATCGTTCAGAGCAGTTTTCTCTAAAGCTGGGTTAAGGACCGAGATGATAAACCTCACGAAACTTTGAGTGGAAAATTTTCGGGTTAGCTCTTTGAAGGGGGTAGACAAAAATTCCATCAAGGCAACTTTTTGATCGGGCTGAAGCAGGCCCTGAAAAATAATAGGACTTCTTTCCACTCCCAAAAGATCAGCCCATTCGTCCAGCTTTTCTTTCTTTTGAAGGGTTCTGGCGACTTTGCCTCCCGGCGCCATTTGATGAATGTAAGAAAGAATCAGATTATTTTTGGGCACCCGATCATAGACTATTTCAACTGGCTGGGTGTTGGCGAAATACTCTAGGCCAAATCTCCAGCCTCTGGGGATTCTCTCTATAATGTGAGGGGGAAGACTCGTGATATAAGAAATAGGTTTCTCATAGTATTTCATCAAAGTACGGTCAACTAGGGTAATTGGATTCCTTTGATCCCGCCGATAAAATTTGAAATTCCCAGTCTCTTGATCCCTCTCGAAACTAAAGGCAGAACCATCCATCTTTTCATTGATGGTAACAAATTCCCTGAAAAGAGAATTGATAAAATTTTCTCCTTTTTTGTGGTAAAGATCGTATAGATGATTAATGCCAGACATGGTATGAATTATTTATGGGGAGGAAAACTTGTTGGAAAATTTGGAAAAAAAGATAAAGGACCGTATTCTTGAAGTTCAAAATCAACATATCCTCTGGACTCCAAAAAAAGAAGACTATTGAGAATTTTGCCAATAATTAATTTAGATTTATCATGTAATGGTGAGTTCCAGGTCATTAAGAGCAAGGGAACATAAACGGATAAAGGAGGAGGAGAAAAACCAAAATTGATCAAATCGTAGACTGATTTTTCCATCGTGTAGATAATTTCATCTCCAATCTGAACTTCGTAATCTCCGGTTGAATTGGCCATGACAGAACCATTTAAACCCAGCACTGTCCTAAACAAAATGACTTCGGGGTGTTTAAAGATGGATTCTATTCCATCTCCTTCCAGCAAGAAATCCAAAGTGGTGTAGAAAAGATTAGGGAAAACGTTCATTACTAACCAGTTTTTTTATTTCCCAAGGAATGTCGTGATTGGTTCTCTCTAAGTATCTGACAAAATCTTCCACTATAGATTGTAGTTTATCGGCATGGATAAAAGTCGGTTTTTTTATTAAAGACCAGACATCCTCGAAGGTCTTAACATCACTCGGTCTAACACCAGAACCAAAAAGTAGATCTAGCATCTTTTGAGGATCCCTGGTGACTAGAAAGGTGCTATCTTCTAAAATTTTAGGTCGGGAGAGTCTTTTTGTTGCTCCCCGATAGGTCTTACGATTCTTATAAACGCCATCTCCTAGTTTGAGAACATACCCAGTATAATCCATGATTTGCCCTTCTTTATCAACGGAATCTACATCCTTCAAGGCCGAAAGAATGGCCTGGAAAAGCCAATTCCTGTGGGCAGATTTATACTTGGATTCTTTTTTTCTCTGGTCCGGGGAGTAAAAAATAAATTTAGCCCAATCCATATCCGCAATTGGAATCAGATCAAGTTGAACCGTGCCGTTCTTGATGTTCCCCTCAATGGGCCATTCAACGCTGACTATGTTGATCCCTTTAAACATTTTGATCTCCGGTTTGTAACCCAAAATGTCGGGGAGTTGGTCCTTCAGTTTCTCGGTCATTACATCCAACACCTTGGATTCAGGAACACCCCATTTTTGGGCCAGGAAGGGTTTAGAAACTCCCAAATCCACGTCCCCGGAAGTGTCATCTGGACTTTCTTTTTTTCCAATGCTGCCAATGAGCAAAAAGTCCCTGTTTAATTTTCCATCGCCCAGCAAGGGAAAAAGGGCTTCCCCTAAGTGGGTCAAAGTTTTGGCCACTTCATCCTCTCGGATCTTTCTAGAACTGCCAATAGCAGCCCCTCCTTCATTTAATTCCATATATTGTGTGTAGGTATAAATCATGCTCAAATATCGTAAAATCTTCTGGCCCCTTTAATGTAACTTGAATACACCCTGCCTTCTTCAGAGCTGGGAGAATCTAGATCAAAATCATCTCCAAATGTTCTTCTGCCACTATCGTAGGCTCTACTATAGAAATCCTCATAGTCTTCTCTTGTGTTTCTGCCACTTTTTGTAATGGTTTCACCCCATTTTTCTAGCATATCTTTCTTTTGTCTCTTAAGACTCTCCAGAGAATCCCCACCTCTAAAAGGCATTTTAAAAACATCAACAATAGATTTAGCCACCTTCTGAACAAGGGACAGGCCCATTCGGACCAATCTTAGCGGAGCTCCACTCGGATCTTCTGCCATAGCTTGAAATCTTGCTCTGGCTCCCGAATCTGAAAATTCACCAATTCCCGTTTCCGATTCTTTTCTTGAATATCGATCCTCTATCCTTCTCTCTATTTCTTCGAACTTACTCCAATCGTCCTCTTTATCAAAATTGGATCTAAACCTGCTTCTTTCTCTGTTTATTGCCTCAGAAAACATGGAAAAGTTTTTTAATCTGGGAGTCATAAATCTGATTTTTTGATTTATATATCCCAACTTGTTCACAATTTAACCTTGAAGACTTTGTATTTGAATTTCTCTTTCTTATAAATTTGCATTCGAACGTCCCCGTGTTTCATCAGGTAGTTAAGGTATTTAGGAGTAGAAAAGTCATCCACAAAATCGATTACGTTCACTTTCTCCTTGCCCTCCATTTTTCTCATACCCCTGCCCAGACTTTGCTTGATCAAAACCTCGCTTTTGTATGATTCAACCAAGAAAATGTTATGAAGATTGTTGATCGAAATTCCAGTTGAAAATGTACCAAAGGTTGCTACCAGAATCTTATTTTCTCCGTCCTTCATTCTCTCTTTGTATTCCTCCCTTAATTTTTCATCAGTGTCTCCATCCACGTAGAAAACCTCTTTCGTACTATCTATTTCTCTCAGTCTATTCCAGATTTGCTTTCCGTATTCATCCTTTACGGACTGAAAAAGCACCAGGGAGTTCTTGGATGTTTTCGAAATAAAATCAACGATATATGAAATTCTTTTTTCACTCTCTATCACCAATTTTCTTTCGATGTTGTAGATGTCGTTGCCCTCTAAATTCTGGGCAGAGAATTTCAACTGGGCAAGTTTATCCTTGATCTCCTGATCTAGCCAATCGAGGATCACAACCTTAATAGAAACAGGGGTGGCGTGGTCGTTCCGAAAAAGAAAATCAGGAGAGATCTCGACCAACACGGGGCCCAGATACTGCTGGATGGTCAGGTGATCGGCAGAAGACCGATTGGTCAAGGTTCCGGTTAGACCAAATCTCCACCCCGTGTGCATGCATTTGGATAGAATTTTTTTGATGGAAACTGAATTGGAATGGTGACACTCGTCCACAAAAACAGCATCCACGTCCTCGAAAAATTCCTTTTCCTGCTTGACCAGAGATTGAAAGGTGCCAATGATCAGATCGCAGCCTTCTCTCATTTTACTGCCTCCTCCTATCTGTTGGATCTTAACCCCCAATTCATCGATCCCGTAGTCAATGAAATCGTCATTGCCCTGAAACACAAGGTTAGTACTAGGAACTACAATTAAAAACTTTTTTATCATGCCCCTCTGCTTGAGAAAGGCAAAAATCATGAAGGCAATCAGTGTCTTACCCGAAGAGGTTGCTATCTCCGACACAGAATACCTAAATTTAACAATCTTCCAGGCTGCCTCAATCTGGTAGTCCCTGGGTTTCATCTCCTTATTGGCAAAAAATTCATTGACCCAAGAGGTAAATTCCTCCAGTGTCAGGTCTGAAAAAATAAGGTCCTCCAGTCCCTCAATCTCCACCTCGTAACCGTATTCTTTTCCTAATTTATGAATCTCCATCCAAAGACCCGTTGGAACTTTCCACACCGGTCCTCTTTTATCGACGAAACTGATGGAACCATCCCACAGTTTTTTCTTTACCAAGGGATGAAAGAACCAATTGTTTACCTTTCGGGTCAGAGAAATCTCAACCTGCTTTTTTTCGACTTCAGGGGTCAAAGAATTCAGTAACAACCATTGTTTATCATCTGACACTAAAAATTTTAACATGTCTTTTCCTTATTTGATTGTATTACCCCTGAGGTAATCTTCCAAGGCTATTCTTTGACGGATCCCATATAGCATATGGTCTACAGTTTGAACTGTTTGATCAATATATTTTCTATGGCCCTCAACTAGTTCAATTTTCTGATTAATCTCGGCCACCTCACCCTCTATCATTGTTTTTAAATCATTAGAACCATACCGAACATCTTTGTTCTCCTGGTAATCCTTCATTTTTCTAGCCCTCTCCTGTCTTTCTTTGGAGGACAGTTTGGTAACGATGGTTGCTAACTTAAAGCCATATTCAATCAGGATTTGTCGAGTAGTAAAAAGATCGATCTGGGCTTCCGCCACGGTATGAATGTTTTTAAGACTGAACGAAATCCCCTGAATTTTTTCTCTCCAATCGGCTCTTTCCTCTTCGAATAGTTTGACAAAATCTTTTTCTGACGACATAGTGTTAAAATAAGCCTCCTTTGCTCTTTTTATTTTTTCCTAGCTCTACCATCTGGCAGCGATTTACTTTTTTGACAGGTTTTGGCATTTGAAAGTTTTCTTCAATGTTTTCTAAATTGTCCAGATCTTGAACCTCGTGCAAGGTACAAGGAAATTTTAGTTTGGGAGGTGATTTTGGTTTCTCCTCTGGTGTGTAGTTGATGAACATTAAGTTGTAACGAACGAAACTAGATCTAGTACCTCGGAGGTAAAGTATCCATCGAATCTTTTTATTTTAATTGATTTTTCTCTCAAATAATTAACTAGATCATTCAAATCCCATTTTCTATTTTCAGGTATAGAATTTTCTTCCAGAAATTTTTTCCAGTTAAAAACAGAATGTCCTTGCGTCAGAAGCTCCGATGTTTTCCTTCTGCCTGCATCATCCCAGTCATACCAATATCGGACATCATCAAACTCGAAAGGAAATTTGTTTTCTACGGAGCAAAGGGCAACTGAATTCTTCCAAAGCCAGGCATCCATTGGCCCCTCGAAGATGGTGATGGTGTGGTCAAAAGAAACCTGAAAGAGGTTGAACACATGGGAAACTGGATCTATCTTTGTGCATTGTTTCAAGAACTCGACATCTCTAACCCCTAAAAGCTTTTCCCAAATGCCGGACAACTTGTAAGTGTAATATTTAGATCCCCCCTTTTGCAGGGACATGTTTCTCAATTGGAGACCCACCACCTCATTATGATTGGTCAAATTAAATAGAAATAATCTCTCCTGTTTAGGGTCCCAGGCAAATCTGTGATCTGTAGGCTGATTCCTACGGCGTAAATATGATTCGACTTGAGAACCTTCTACTTCCACTAGAGAAAGTCTTTTCATCAATTCCTTTCGGGAAATGACATATTTCTTGAAATCAAGATTGAAAAGCAGAGAAAAATCAAAAGAACCATATAAAGTTTTTCTTTTTTCTTTATTTTCTCTAATGATATCTAGAATATCTTTTTTTTCTTCTTGAGTCAAATCTGAGGCCACTCCAAAATCGCGAAAAAAAGCGTACCCATCTTTGAAAACCCCACATCCTCCGTTGTAACATTTGTAGGCAAAAGTGTTGGTGTAAAAATTGCCTCTTTTCTTTCTGGCATCGTCACTATCACCACAATAGGGACAAGAAAAATTTAATCTATTACCGGCTTGAAAAATTTTCTGTTTTCCACCTTCACCCGGAAAGGCATTATGGAGTGAATGTCCAATCAGAGATTTAATTCTTTCTAGTTCCATAGATCCTGTAAATTAAAAAAAGAGGAGAACCTCCCCAGGTTCTCCTCTTACCCCAACACATTAAAAATTAAAGATCTGCGTAAAGATCATCCAAAGTGGAAGCAGAGACAGGTGAAGATGGTCTCTTGATTCCTGCTTTAGTCTTTTCTTCGGGTTCTGGACTTTTGCCCACCGAGGTTGAAGAAGCTTCTTCAAAAATGTCGTTCGTCGTAGGCTGGTAAACAGGGGAAGCTGTAGGGACCGAATATCCACCTCCAGAACTTTTAGAATCTGATTTGTTAACACCAGCCAAGATTTCGTTGACTAACCTTCCATCGGGTACTGTGTTTTTAATGACATTCATTACCCTTTGAGTTGTGTCCTCGTCCCACTCTCTATAATCGAAGGCGGTAAGATTCTTAGGACCTGTTTCCAGGTATTCAAGGATCACCCTCATATCTTCCGGTGTTTTCTTCATTTTTCTGCCATTGATTTCAATAGGACATTTATCACCTACAAAAGAACAAAGATCGTAGTTGTTCCACTCCCCAACTTTTCTAGAGTGAACAGAGAAGAGTTTACCTCCAAACAGATCAAATGGATTACAGGGTTCTCCGTATTCGGGTTTTAATTGGGCCTCCAGAGTTTCATTTAATTTTTTGCCAAATTTGAAGATCATGATTTTACCTTCAAGATCTGGATTGTTCTTGTCCTGAACAACTTGAATCAAGGAATAGTAATCTTCCTTTCGACTGAACCCTTTGGCCAATTCCTGATCGGCTGCAGAATGTGAATTCTTGAGCTTCCAGAAAATATCTTTTAAGATGGATTTTTTACCCACCGTTGATGGACAGTCAACTGAAAATCCCTCGCCAGTTTTTGGATCGGTCAAATACACATAATATTTGTGGATCTTGGATTTGGCAGGATCTGCCTGATTGGGTAAAAATCTGATGAGAGATTTGTAGACTCCATCTTTACCTGATTCTGGGTAAGGCTTGTAGAATTCAAGGTCCTTGCCCTCTTTTTCCTTAGATTTCGTAATAAAATTGTCCAAATCTAAATTAAAAATGTCTAAATTTTCCATAATTTCTTTAATTTTTTTAAGTTTGATCTTTTAATGGAGAGAATAATAAAAAGTTTCACCCCTTTTTATATATCCTTTGAAAATTTTTTTTCTGATGACATGAGGTATAGACAGATCCAGGTGGCATCGATTAGATCATCGAGAGGCTTTTGAACTACCTTACTGGATGAGATCCAAGTGGAAGCTCCTGCTCTCAATGTATCTAAGAAATTGTTCAGACCAGTCTCAAGATCTCTTTTTTCTAACAGGGCATGATAGAGCTCGTCTTTTTTACAGTTTCCCTTATAGGCATATTTTTTAATGGCAGTAGGAGAATAAACATAAAAGTTGTCGAAGCCAGTCCTCGTGATTATTCTTTCTCTGAGTAGGGCCGTAGCCATAGAAATATCAATTAACGAATTTCCGTTAGAGGCAAAGCTCAAACCCTCCATCGCAATCACTAGTTCATCTTCAGGCTCTAACTGAGAAATAAGATGATGCCACAGGGTGTCTACAATTTGGATGTAGTTCTGCATCTTTGCTCTTTCTTTTTCCGGATAAGAATCAGGAAATGACAATTTATTCAAAAAAAGCAAATGCACATCAGGCATTTGCTCTAAGACAGAATAGGGTTTGATTGCGGATTTAATAAGAGATTGCTGGGTTCTATCTGATCTAGTAATAGACAGCCAACTGTAGTTGCCATTTTTATACAAACAATAGGCAGGGGAATTAAGAGAAAAATCTATCCCAACGTAAATTGGATTGGACACCTAAACAGATTTAAAGGTTTGCTGGGACTGCTTCCCCAACTTTACCCGTGTAATTATAAACTTTCACCAAATTATCGTAGCATTTTTTCATCTGCTCATCAGTAAGACAATCCACTATATCATTTAAGACCCTTTGATCGTTACCCGAGGCGGCAACTAGAAGATTTTTCATATGCTGCTTCAGGTCACTTTCCCCGTACATCGGCTGACCGTATTTCATTTCATTTACTCTGGCTAGTTCTGAGAATTTTTTCATGGATGTGTTTGTTTTACTTATATATCTAATTTGTTTTCTGGACTTCTGAATTCAGTTCCATAAAATTACATTTAAAGCCCACGGTAAAAGTTGAAACTGTAGGGGCATTAGCGGTGTAATTTAAATCAATGTTGTTGACTGAGGTAAGAGTTACTTCTTTAAAAAGAACTGAAATAACTACTCCCCCCTCATTATCTAAGATTCGAAGAGGTAAGATAGGAGTGAACAGGGCATCGTTTTGAAAGGCCAGTTTATCTAAGACAGTTTCCAACATGATAAAGTAATTCACAAATCCTTCACTGATCCTAAAAGAAACAGAGAAATCTCTGGAGAATAAATCCTGCACAGGGGTTGCACTCTGGTAATTAATCTGTTTGCCGAGATTTCTGGTTTGTGACACTAAATCAATGTTCATGGTCGGAAAAGAGACAGATTGAATACTGCTGTTCATATAAGAGGTCAGGGTATCGTAGGGGGTGGGCTGTTTTTTCAGATAATCAACCCACTTGGTCTCTACCGAGCCGGGAAAAAATCCTTTCGGGAAATTGAAATAAAAACTATTCGATCTGACATTTAGTATCGCCATGTTAATGAATTATAAAGTTCCTAATCCCCTATCGGGTCTGGGCCTAGGGGATCCGCCGCTCGAAGGAGGAAAGGCAGGAGATGCGCTGCCGCTATCCTGCCCGCTTTGATTGGTGGTACTACCTCCTCCGGAGGCTGGACCTCCGTTTGTTCTACCCCCTCCTGTATTGCCATATTCATTCAGCAGGGCCAGATCAAAATTGTTGAAAATACCGGTGACCGCATCAGTAAAGATCTGTTTTGTAATGCCAGAGTAAATTTGGAATCCAGCTGCTCCGGGGTTGAGGAAATAATCAATAATTTCTGCCGTGGTCCAGCCAAGAGAGATCTTACCCTGAACATCAGAAGCAATAGCCGATTTAAAAGCTGCCAGGCCCAAGACAGAAAGCGAATTAGCGGAACCAGTGGTGTTTTGCCCTCCTGTGTTAGAAGAAGTTGCTGTGCTTGAATCGGTCCCTGCCGCAGGGGCAAAGTTTTGCCAAGAACTCTTGCTGTTCTGTACCACTGACGCACTCTCATTTGGATTAGATCCCCCAATTGAAATCTGAGGGTTCTTTTGCAACAGAATAGAATCTTGAACAACATTTTGACCGGTGATACCTGGGGTTGGAAGTGGTTCACCATCCTTCAGCCAATTGCCATAGTACAGGACGGAAGCAGAATTAGCAGAAATCCTGGCGGTACCTAGATTTGTGTTGGCATTCACAACCTCAGTTGCTGCCAGTTGAATATCGGAAATAGAATTGCCTAGGGCAAGAGATTTTTTGGCCAACTTGTTTTTAATACCTGTCAATTTTGGAACTGCGTTTTGACCTAGCACAGTGTTGGTTTCAGCTTGAATGGGCTGATTTGAGATGTAAAATCTTCGATTGCTGAAAGTTAAAACCTGAGTTGCCAGACTTTGATCCAACTTAAATGCCAACTCACCTCTGGCGGAATTGGCCAGATTTTTGTCTGAGATGGAAGGAGCAAAAAGTTTATTGTTCTGGTTGTCTATAAAAACAAGTTTAAAAGTGCCCGAGGAGGTGAGATCAATTAGATCAGTTGTGCCATCGGGATTTTTCTTGAAAAAAGTGAATTTGTAGTAGTTGTCAAAAGGCAGGATGGTAACGTAGGCCTGTCCTAAACCATAGGCTAGACCGTCAGTGGCACCAGCATCTGCCTGTGTGATGATGTTTCCCTTAACCACCAGATTTGTCAGAGTGGTGTTAACCAGATTCCTTTCAAAAAACACATTCTGATATTTAATGATCTCTTGGGGTGCAATAGTATTTGCAGGAACAGCAATATTAGATTGGGTGGCTAGTTTATTGTAGATCTTTTGAGTTTGAGGATAGATCGAAAGTTGAAGGGGAGCAATATAGGTTCCGTATTTGGCAGGATCGTTAGAAGTGTAGGTTGCTATTCTGACTAGTCTCGTTTGATTTAGACTGTTGACCAGGGTCATGGTGTATCTAAGGGTAAAACTGGAAGCAAGGGCTGAGTTTCTGACAATGGGTCTGTAAAGGAGAGGTAGGTCGTAGGCAGTTGTCTGAAGGGTTGAAAAATTGTCGGTTATCAGAAGAGCAGCTCCAATTTGTTCAATGGTCTCAATCTTGTGATCGATGTAGTATTGATTGCCAATAGAATTTTGAAAGAGAATAAAATTTTCAATGAAGCCTCCATCGTCGGTGGCAAAATACTCGAAGAAATCCCCCGTGTCGGCTGGAGCAATATAGGCACCCACATTTTTAAACGGGTCTTCAGTTTCAAGAGACAAAGTTGCATAAAGGTTTGAACCAAGTTTATTGTATCCGTTGACCTGGGTTGTGTCTAAAATTTGCCACACGTTGATTCTCATTGGGGCTCCATTGACATATCCCTGGCCGTTTTTACTGGTTTTTCCTGCCAAAGTGTTGGGTTTATTCTGGGCAGAGGCGACGGAAAACTGATTGTTCATATCCACAAAAGAGGGGATCTTGATCTCAAAGTACTTGTTGTAAATATTCGAACCGATAGTTAAAGGAACTGGGTTGAAAGTGTAGTTTTGTGCATTACCCGAGCTCAGTTGAACCTGAGAGAAAGTGACATAGCTACCATCTTGACCTAGATATGCAATACTTAGCACCAGACCATCGATGTTTTCTAGATTGTAACCCTGGAGAATGTGGTACCTCACAGAGTCATAAACAACCGAGATGTCCGAAGGAAAAACTATAGGCAGGTCGGCAGTAGGTGTTAATTTAGGGTTGAAGTCGTTGTAAGGAACAATCAAATTGGGATTCAGAGAAATAAAAGAATTTTCCGATACTTGAACAACACTGTCTAAAGATGTATTCTGGGTCACGCTATAGTTTTCATCCCAGTTGTAAATCTGAACATCGTTCATGGGTGATCCCTTGTACTCCAAAATACCGTTAATTAACTTGTTGAAAGAAACTGTCGGGTTACCACTGTTAACATTGTAGGTTTCCGGATTAGGTTGGTCAGCATACATGTATTCCAGCACCAAATAAGGGGTGAGCTGAACGTACTTAGAAGTTGTGGTAAAGGCCATGTAGATTATTATATTTATCTCCCGAATTGGAGGAAGGTTGGGGTGTAGGTCAGTCCGACAGTGATACCTGGGCCCATGATATAACCGCTTCTTCCTGCTGCTATCGACCAACCAAAATTTATCCCCACCCCAAACTTTTTTCTGGCTTTTTTGAGAGCTT